CTCCAGCTAAAAACCAAACACGATAACCTAGATAACTAATTATACTAAGTGATGCAATACTAATTAATATTAATGCCATATTATTCCTGATTGAATGCTTTAAATAAATCTGTCAATGTTTGTTCAACATCTGGATTATTTTCTGCAAGATTTTTTAAACCATTACTTTTAGTTATCTTGCTTTTTTCAACCGTTGCTTTAGGAGTAGCTTTATCTTTGTTTCTCCAACGCTCAAATTCAATTTGTGCAGCCATATGGTCACCATGGTGTAAAATGATAGGCAAATTTGTTTTTAATTTAGCTTGTGCTGAACGAGCAACATAATACGGTTTATTTGCATCATCATACATACCATCATGAATTTTAATTGCTTGATATTCTGTCCAAGACATTTTAACATCATATTGTTGAAGCAACCAAATTGAAAGATCTGGTACCATAGTAAATGGAATGTTTTCATTGTGCTTATACATCTTGTTTTGATTCTTGCGATGCCAATCAGATGTTTCAACTTGATAAACTTCATTACCATCACCCGGAAACCCTACTTTACCTAAATCATGATGCATTGCTGCAAAACGAAGTTCTTCTAAAGTATATCCAGATACATCCGATCCCATTTCTGCCCAAGTTTCATATAACTTTTCAGTACATGCAATAACTCGAAGTACGTGGTCTACATACCCACCAGCAAATGCATTATGAAAGTGTGCGATTGAAGATGCTGGCATCATAGCCATTCGATCTTCGAAGTCATCATACATTCTATTTAATGCATCTTTACGTGTTGGAAATGCATCATTTACTAATGCACGATACTGTTCCCAATTTGATTTGATTTTTTCTGCTTCTAACATAAACTTAATATAAGAAATTATTTACGTACTTCCAAATGTTGACCATTTACTAGTTTTGAAGTGCATTCCCAACAAGTAATTGCAGTTGATTTTTCATCAACTCGATCGCATACATTATCGCAATATTTGCACTGTAATCTTTTAAACCCTTTTGGGGGCGGTGTCGATTTTGATTTCATGTAGTTTGTTTATTCGCGTGTTAAAAATTCTTTTGCTGAATCTAATTTCTTCATTGCACGAAATAGATTGTCTAGCAAAGATGGTTTATCAATTTTACCTTCTTCTAGAGCTTTACCTGTAGCGCGAAGTGTTTCGCGAGCATCTTCGATATCGTCAGTGATTCGATTTTTGTTTTTCATTGTACTTGTAGACATATATAACCTTTTTTAATTATTAATATTATTTATTATAAATATATTATTCTAAAATTAATGATGTATTTTGACAACATTCTAAATTTAAATTAGTTAAAGATAATTCTTTTGCCTTAGCCTCAACCATGATATCTAACGAATCAACGCCATATGTTTCCGGAGTAGTTAAAATATAGTCTGCGTGTGCTGCTTCACGAATTTTTGTAAATTCTTTGTATTCTTTTTGAAATGTTGGCCACTTTGGCAAATCTTCCATGGAAATGTTATGATGCGCAAACATTCGTTCTATAAGGGTTTGAGCCTCTCTACGACGGGATTCGCTGTAATGGGTACATTGGGTTACATTATACTTAGTCCAAGTCTCTCGTGCTAAAAAGAAGGCTTCTTGTTCGGATAAGTCACCGGTATTGAAAGTGTGATGCCAATAATCAAATGTAATTGGAATACCAATATTAACGTGAAGCATCTTGTGCAAATCGCGGACTGAATACATGGAAGCCTTGTCATCATTCTCAATAACTAAACGAGCTTTGAGTGAATCCGATAAACGATCCCAGTTATGCAACCATCTTGCAATAGTACCAGGCTTATCATTATAAGTAGCACCTACGTGAATATTGATCTTGTTTTCGAAGCTAGGAACAAAGCCCATAAGATCGAAGAGCTCAGAATGTCGTTCGAGACTAACAATCGTATTATCTACAACAACTGCATCGGGGCTACCTAAGATATTAAAAGGACCAGGATGCGTTGTAATGCGATGACCATGAGCCGTTGCATAATCACCAGCAGCACGAAGATGAGCGGCAATTTCTGCAATATCTGGAAGATCTTCTAAACGATAATGATTCCATCTAGGGAACAATTCACTACCTAAACGAAATAGTCTAATACCATTAGCTTCATTCCATTGCAGAATAGTTATTAAGTCCTTGGCATTTGCTAAAGCAATATCAGATGCTAATTGCAAACCACCAAGCTGAAACTTGCGGTCAATCATAGTGCGACCGGTACGGATGCCTTGCTGAGAAAGCTCCATATTAATACAGGCATAACCAAATCTAATCATAGGATTTTTTTATATTATATGAAATTTATCCCGTAATTCAAAATATATTGTTTTTTTATTTCCCGGATATTTATATGAAAGAAAAAGAACCTTAAAGGAAACAATATGAAAAACACATTAGCAGAAAACATGCTACGATTCGGAGTAAAGAATTTATCTGAATTAGATGTTAAAAAAATTAATGAATCTTTATTAACTGAAGATTTTGCTAATCCAGAAGATGGATTAACTTATAAATTAAATTTTAAAAATGTACAAGCATTTAATTTATTTATATCAGCTGGCGCTAGACCAAACGGTGCTTTACCTGCACCATGGGTAAAACAAATGTCGACACAACAAAATGCAGATCCTAATTATGATAATAGTAGACAAGCATCGTCTCAAGTAGAATGGATCAAAGAATGTAATAATGTTATACAATCACTTTGGTTAGCCATGGCCTTTCTAGGTCGGCAACCTAAAAGTATTAATAATACATTTGCAAAACAAACTGCGGCTGTGTTTATTAATTCAGCAACTCCACAATTGACTCAATTTTATAATAAATTGCCTATCTTTTTACCATATGCTAACGAATCATTGGCAGATAAAAAATGGGATACATTGATTGCAGATCCTATCGATAAAACAGGTAAAACAAAAATTACATATTGGGCATATTTTGTTAGAACTTTTTTAGTTCCAAATGTAGCAGCAAAACAAGCATTAATAATTGCTCCTGTGGCACAAGCCGCACCAGGAACAGCAAAACCAGGTACCGTAGCTACAAAAAATTAAAATAATATATTAAAGTAGTAAAGCCCCTCTGAAAGGAAGGGCTTTTTTACTGTGTCTAAACAATTTAAAAAATAGTAAACGATTTAAATACTATTAACTCGATAAGTCGGCCGGTATTCTCAAAATATGCCGCTGAATTATTTGATACCACAATTCCATATGTATTATCAAATTCATCATTAGGATCTGTAAATTCAATTTCGAAGTCACGATTTGATTTCTTATTTTTAACAACGAATCCAACCCGTGTTACTTCGGAATTTCCATCATTTTTTAAAATACATATTTTACGTGTAAAATCAATTTCATATGAGAATGTATTTGGATATTCCGTCGATGCAGTTTCATATGTATTATCTTGCAAAATCTGCGCAGGTGTTGATGGAGGAAAACCAAAGTTATTTGTTGTTTGAAATGCAGTGATGTTAACTACTTGAGCATTATTCGTAAATGCTACCGTTGCAAAAATTGTGGAAAGGATTAAATTTTTCATCTCTTATTTTTTAAATGGTTAACTGGTTAATTATAATATATTATAAGAAATAAATCAGTATGATCCAATCATATAGTTAAAAAATGTTTTTTTGTTATCATGATATTTATTAGAAAGAAACCAAAAAGGAATTTTAAATATGAAAAACACATTAGCAGAAAACATGCTTAGATTCGGAGTAAAAAACTTATCTGAATCAGATTTACAAAAACTTACAGAAGCCGGCGATTCACCCGTTTGGAATAAAAACATGGGCGATCCACAATGGTTACTATATCCAGCTGGCCAGCTAGCTAACACGTTTGGTACCGGGATTACATTTAAGTATAAACCAGGCGCTACATATACGCAAAATTTTTCATATGCTGCACATACACCAGGTGAAAGTAAAATATTTATTTTGCCAAAAGGTACTAAATGGACTATATCACCGAGTGGATATTTTTTATTAGCAAATTGTCTGCAAGTAGTATCAGATAATTTCGGATATGGCACAAACCCCGGAGTTGACGGGGAATTACGGGGTTTAAAAGATGGAATGTATATAGCAAAAGTGGCGACTGGAAAAGCTGTCGGACTAGATGGGAAACCGGTACAAGTACAAAAGTCATTTGCTGCTGTTAATGGACATGTACCATCAGCTATGCTTTACCCAATGGGTGATACACAAGCATCTATCGCTTGGCCAAATCGTAATTTAGGTACAGCATTAGAAAAATTACAAGCTCCGATATAATTAAAAAATTACAAGAAAAATGGGATAGCTTAATAACTATCCCATTTTTTATGTTCTTATTATAAGATTACTTGATATAAACTGCAAAATCGTAAGTTGTATCTTGTTTATTATGTTTATAATAAAATCCAACGCTTGTTGCTTTAGAATTAATAAGCTCATTAAACAACTCCGGAGTAATTGACATTACATCAAATAAATAATCACAAAATTTTGCTTCTTTATTTTCAAATTGTCGAACATAATTAAATTCACTAAAGGTTCCGTAGGTAGTCCATGTATTAATAATAGATGAATTAGTTTCTATAGACTTCTTTAAATTATTTGAAATTTCACTATTTAACTTTAAAGGTTTTCTACCATATTGTTTACGTACAATATTAATCGATTTCAATAAATTTTGTTGAACTAATTTTTCATTTAATACTGGCGGTGCTATATTCCAATTGATATATTTATTAACTGAAACAATCTCAGTAAGTCCATATAAATCACTTTCTTGAAATTTAATAATATCAGAATAAAAAGGATATTGAGTGCCGGGAATCATTAATACTTGAGCATTATTTGTAAATGCTACTACGGCAAAAATTGCGGAAAGAATTAAATTTTTCATGATTAATTAATTAATTAAGTGGTTAAATATACTATATAATAAGAAATAAATCAGTATGATCCAACCAGAACGCAAAAAAAGTTTAATCTTTTTTTACAAATCCATTTAAAAAGTCTCGTTGCTTTTGGATTGCATCATCGAGTTCATTATTTGTTGATTTTGTTGCAGAGTTTCGACGCACTCCTGAAGTGCTAGGCTGTATAACAGTTTTTGATTTAGATTTAGGTCGGGTTGTTGTAGTAGCAGTGTTATCTTTTCTAGATACTCGTCCGCTAGTCGTACTGACATCTCTGCTTTCGCTAATTGTCCTTCCGGAGTCTCTAAAAACTTCTGAATATGTGCTTGGATGTCCGGTTTGGATGCGTGTAACAAGTTCTTGTTGTCCCAATGCTCTAGTTTCGTCATGGTTGATGCATCCTGTTGTATACGTTGTCTTATGCGTTTTAATTTGAATGCCACACGGATACTTTGTACCTTCTGAATCAACCGTGTACTGAACGCCCCAATTCGTTTCTTTAGTTCGTATAACATAACCATATTTTTTTATACCAAGCCAGGTGAAGAATACCGCATCACCCGGTTTATGTTGAATTTTATTAAATTGTTTTTGTATTGTATCTGGATATTTTTGTTTTGCCATTAATTAAAGCATAAAGTTGATACTTGACTAATAATTTGAAATACTCGCAAATAACGAGTAATCTTATCTTTGCGGAAAGTTTTTTCTAATTCTACATCGCGTCTTAAAATATAACCAGATTCTATAAACTTCATGGTTATATGTTTTATTGAACGCAAACTATTAGATTCAATTAAAATATTTTCGTCATCAATAATAACGTCGACTCTATCTCGGTCATCTGGTATCTTTGTAACAACAGAATCCTCATCGATTGATGAATCTAATGATGATTTAACCGCAGCAAAGAATGAACTTAAATCTAATGATGACGTACTACTTCTTTGTATTAAACTGTCATATAGTTCAAAGAAATAATGTAATTGTTCTTGCGTATTAAGCTGATTATAATAGCTATATTCAGCCTCGCTAACGAAAGTTATATCAAATATTGTTTTCATGGTTATCGAGCCGTTTTATTACAAATAATTCATCAATCAGATCAACAGTTAAATGTTTAATAACTGCAATTTGATTACGTGCTTCGTCCAAACTCGTTGCCATTACACGGCCTATAATTTCAATATCGTTTTTATAATGATAAACGTATATCATACATAGCGTTTCTTTTTTATAAATATAATCCTAATTCATAATTACGCAATGATGTGCTCAACGCATCATTCAATGTTTCATTTAATTTGCCAATTTCATGTTTTACCAATAACAAATTTCTACCTTTGATTTCCAAAGAAAACGTTTCATCTTTTTTAGGTTTAGATGCATACATGTTATTAGTATAAGTTTCAATTGCTTTTGTATAAGTAATTAAATCTTTATAACGCATCGTAATTAATTGTCCGGCTACATTTAATGTACCCATTGTGCAATTCATTGGATCTGTTTTAAAATTTTCTGCTGAAATTTTTTCTTCAAAGACAAAATCCATATTTGTCCAAGTTTGTCCATAACGGGTACTATACTTCTCTGAGATAGCCCATGGCTGATTAATGCTCGTTGTCATTTTTGTTAAAATTTATAAATTAATACTGTGTATACATCTTTTGAATAGTTATGACGAACTGTCACAAATTGATATTTTTCTACTAACATATCCATTATCAATCCAGGATGGATATAAAGGAAGCCTTCATGTTGCGTAGTTTTAATAGGCGATAATAAATTGAATGCAACAACTTGTGTAGCCGCATTATACAAGATATCAATATCAGAAAATACTTTGCGTAAATCCTCATCTTCTGTATTGCAACGACGTTGAGTAAATAATCCAGATGCTACAACCCAATCATGATTCTTTAGAGTTGCAGTTTCAAATGCACCTACTTGTATGTCATATCCATACTTCTGCATAGCAATATCTGCCATGATTGGATTATGATCGATTCCATTATAGATTGCTGGTGCACTAAAGAAATTTGTAATAAAATTACTCATATCTGCTCGACCGCATCCGACATCTAAAATAGTTTGCGAAGGATTGAATCCTACTAGTAAATTTTGAAATAAATAATGTTGTTCTGCAGTATCATGATATCCAACAGGCATTGGACTATACATCATGTAATCGGGATCCGTCGGTGTTAACGAATCCCATTGTGCTTGTAACTCATCATTATTAACTAAATTATTTAAAATTTTAGTTTGTAATTGTTCTGCGTCCATGTATTTTATTTTACCAAGAAGCTTTACCTGCTGAATATGATCTACAAATTGGCAAAGCATCATCTGCTACCAATTGTTTGTATGGCACATTGCTTTCAATAACTTCTGTATCACAAAGTTTCGATGTTAATGACTTATTAATATACGTGTCATTTCCTGATGTAGATATCATTACCATTGCGGAACGATTCTCTAACAAGACATCATATACTACTTGTTTACTAACAACATAACGATCTAAAACAGTTCCTACGCGATTTGTTCCATCTTGGGTAACAATCACTGATTCTCCAGCTTTATATCCCATTATTCTATAATTTTAATGATTTTGCTTGATGTTACTGCTTTTACTTCGAAGTCAAAGGTATATCCTTTAAAGTCTTCAATAACTTTAGCTTCTGCTTCTGTAACAGAAAGTGCTTCAACCAAATAAGTTTCAGTTGTTTTCTTTTCTTTTGTACCTTTCGGTGTGTCAATGGTATCAACCAATTGAACTTTTGCTGTGTAATAACTCATTTTTTATAGTTTTAAATATATTAATAATATATATAATTTTTATGTAAAATCAAAGATTATTTTGTTTTATATGGTGCTAGTAATTGATTAATTACTGTATAAATATCTTTTACTGAATATGTTGGAATATATTCTATGAACTGTCCGGAGACGCCGAGTTTAGAAAAAGAAAGTCGTCCTACACCACGAGCTTTAAGAATTGGATCAATTGTATGAATTTCTAAGTCACCAAAGCGTCCAAGAAATCCGGTTTTTTCACCCCATACATTCATCGTTATATCACGATCTTCAAATAGATGTTTCAACATATAAATTTGACCAGATTCTGTTTTAATTGGTATATCTAATGCCGCCCAACCTTTAACTTTATCATTTAAAAATTTATCTGCAACTTTGTCATTTGGATTAGCTGAATCTTTTAAAATTATACCTATAGCATCAATATATATTGCTGCAGTTTTAGATTTAATTCGTGTCTTAATTGCAGAAATTGTTGCAGTTTCATCCCAATCGAAATGATTTAATGAATCATCAATTATGTTCCAAAATTCTACAGCATTTATTATGTCAGCATTTGAAATAACTCCAGCTTCTGATAAATTTATAGATTCTTGCAAACGTTTTTGATTTTTGAAAAATTCAAATGATTTGCGGATTTGTTTGTCTGTTAATTTTAAATTAACTGATAAGTTATCTAATATATCTGCAACCATTCTTTGTTTTTCATTTGAATTATGCGTCTTTTTACCAATCATATCAATAATACGTTCTAATTGCGTAATATAGCCTTTAGGTAATCGTTTTATAACACGAGATTGATCAGTATGAACTTTAGATTTTGGTTTACTTTTTTCGGATATTAATTGTCTTGCAATTTTAGTTGATTCACTAATCAAATCACCATATGGAATAACCCAAGCAACTTCTGGCCCTGGTCCTGCTGGAGTTGGGGGCATTGGAGCTTCTCCGCCCATGGGTGCACCTGCTGCACTAGATCCTGCTTCGGCTTTTGCTTTATCTTCAGCACCTAAGCCTTTTACATCGTCTAATGAAAGTTGCAATTCAATAGTATAATCATCATTTCGTCCAAACCCGGTATACGGAACTATTTTAATAACTTTTTTACGCAATAAACTTATAAGTATATCCGGAGATACATTTAATGTCATTCCGCTTCTTGTAATAAATTCACGTATACCAATGTCTGATAAAGAATATATAACTCCTAAGTGACGTGTTCCATATGCATCAAACTTACCTAAGAACTTTTCTTCTGCTGGAGTAAATGGAGAATTTTCTGCATCACTCGGTGCATTGTCAGTTTCCTTTGCAGTAGGTGCTTCCGGAGCTTGTTCAGCTAATATTGAACTTAACGTTTTTTGAATTATATATTCTAATGATTTCATGTTATGCTGCTTTAGATTCTGCTAACTGAGTCGAACGATATTTGCTAGCAAGTTTTTTCAATTCGTTGATTGATTTACGAGCTCTAACTCCTGCTGCTTTTACATTCTTGTCTTGAAAGCGTTCGTGATTTTCTTTAAACGATAACCAATGTGCTTCCATTGCTTCATAAATTTCTTGTGATGTCATATTAACCTTTTTTATTTATATATAAATATGTTACTTTACAAAACGGTCCATAAATACGTGAATATTTTGAGCTTTCACTTCCAATGTCTCATATCCGACTAATTTCATAAAAATTTTGTTGTTTTTTTCATATATTTGATGAATAGCAGTTTGATTTACATAACGTATAGTTTCCTGTTCATCAGAAATAACTATAATTTGTATGAAATCCGTATCTGCCATTAATCACCTCTATATATCGCACCCATATATCCTCGCGATGGATTTTCCCTATCATATGGATCTATAGGCTGACTTTGTATGTTGTTAGGATTGTTAGGATTAACTACTTTAGGTTTTAATGACGCAATATACTCCCAGATTCCAGGATTTAGTTGATATGACTGTTTCACGGTAATATCTCGCAATGTATCACGACCTATTTTTTGTAAGAATTTGTCCACAAACTTTTTTGCGTTTGGATTTTCCTTTAAGGCATATTCAATACCCCTAACCATTGATCTGCCGCCTTGATCATCCTTTGCTAACACAAAATTCGATAAATCAATTAAATCTTGAGTATCTGCAGGGATACTATCCCATGGTAATACAATTAATTCGTCAGGGTTGGTTGATTTGGCAACGTATAATGCAGTTTTACGTTCTTCCTCGGTCATTTTATCCCATACCTCATCGGATGAGTAACCTTCTTGTAAAATGCGTTTAGCACGTGCTAGTTCTTCTTTAAGAATACGAATATGAGTCGGGTTTGATTGGTCAAATATTTCCA